GGCGTTATATCAGTTTCACTCATCCAAGACAAACTTCGTAATATTGATTTTATTGCTATAGGTGCCACATAAGCTTTAACCTCATCACACCATCTCCATTTTCTCTTCAGAAATTCAACATCCAATATATTAAAATATCGGAAGGTATCATCTACGCTTTTATCAGGCAAAGTAACAACTAAGCCCATTAAATTCATACCGTATTTGACTTCTGTAAAAGAGAATTCGTTTTTTGGCGAAACACCCATAATATTATCGTCACCATAAGTCAATAAATTGACATTATCGTTAAAATCATTTATATCATAACCATTTTTAATCCAAGCCATCCTCGTATATAACGAATTAATTATAGAATTTATAATAACTGTTAAAGGATGTCCAGAAGGATTTGAGCCAAAAAGACGTACAAGAGTATGTTGTGAAAATAATAGAGGAAAAGAGCTTTCAGTTCCTAACACTTCCAATTTATCAATTTCATCGTAATGCAAAAAATCGCACACCATCATGATGAATTTATAAGCAGCCAAAGTCATAGTGGCTGTAATATATTTATCATATTTTTTAAAATCAGAAGCAGTAATTCTATCTTCACCAAAAGCAGACAGATATTTAAGTAATTCTCCCCAATCACCACACTCAGCATTTATACCTACAGCACATTCAAACAAAAAAGGATTGTCTTGATGCACTTTAACATATGGTAAAAAATATTTTCGTACTAAGTGTGACCACGCAGCTGGTGTTCCACTAAAAACTCGTGGTGGTTTGACTTTAGAATTTGCTGGATCTCCTGAACCATTAGGTTGTGGATTTTCCGGCAATCGTTCTTTCTCTTCTTTTGTCAAATCAACGCATACGCGTGGTTCTGATTTTAAATGGGCACAATAAATAGGTCCACTCAGACGACCACCTCGTAATTCGTTTTCGAGTTTTTCAATATGTGATAATACTTCATCATTATACATTTTACCATGAGGATAACCTTCTCTCACATCGTCATGTACATAAATTTTCTTCTTACCAAACATATCGAAACCTCCACCAGCGGTAAATTTTATCTTATCAATGAAACGTATTCCAGGTATACCATTTATAGCTTCATAGTCACTTAAAGGATACATCTTAAAACTATCAAATAGCTTAGTTCGTTTTAATCCTGCAGTAACTTTATCAAAGAAACTTTCAATGGCTGCGTCAAGTTCAGATGGCACAATTCGTAAAGGACTACTACCAATCAATCTCAAATTGTCTTGAAAAGGATGATAATAAGTACCATTTAACCAACCAATGCGAAATTGAGGACATCTA